CAAATAAAACCCATACTCCTAGGGAGAGTAACCAAGCCTCCCTAGGTTAAACAAATAAAACCCATACTCCTAGGGAGAGTAACCAAGCCTCCCTAGGTTAAACAAACAAGGAAGTAATTAATGTCTAGCAACAACAATCGTTTCACGACCCCCAAGGGTCTCGCACAGTATCCCTCTATTAAGACTCCTGACACGAAGTTCAATCCAGAGGGTGACTACAAAGTTAATCTTGTCATGGAAGATGACGAGAAGACTAACGCTCTCGTGTCTAAGCTCGAGGCAATCCTTGAGGACTTCTATGAGAATGACGACGATGTCCTGTATGCGATCTCGAAGGGTCGCAAGGTGGTGACTCAGGACATCTACGAAAAGGATGAAGAAGGTCGCATTGTGATGAAGTTCAAGCAGAAGGCGGTCATCACGAAGAAGGATGGTTCCAAGATTCCCGTCAAGATCCGACAGTTTGACTCTAAGGGGAAGCCCATTGATGTCAACATCGGTCGAGATAGTGTCATCAAGGTGTCCTTCACTGCCAACCCGTATTACATGCCATCTACGCGTACCTGTGGGCTTTCCCTGCGCCTCCTTGCAGTTCAGGTTATCTCTCTGAATGAGTTCGGTGATGCCTCTGCATCCTCTTATGGCTTTGAAGAGGAAGAGGGTTATAACGGAGAGGAGCCTGAGGATTCCCCTAAGAGCTTTGAAGATGTTGACAACGATGTCCCCGGAGATTTCTAAATGATTAAGTTTACTTTCGGACGTAAGATTCTTGAAGGGCTCGGTGCCCTCCTTACTGAGGAAGGCCTTGAAAAGGCTCTTGAGTCCGCAATTGAGACTTACAACTGGCACATTGAAAAGTATGGTAAGGCACCAATTGACTTTTATTGCTCCTTTGCAGGGAACGATAAGAAGGACTTCAAGAATAACACCTCCTTCTATGATGCTAAGTTCATCTACGATGTGCTGCCCTACTCGTTCACGTTCTATGTCAAGGATAAGGATCTTATCTTTGAAGACAAAGAAGGTGTCGAGTACGATAAGCCTTACAGTCTTGAGGAATTCTTTAGCAAGGATCTTAGTGGTGTTGAGGGTGCCTGCGTCCTTGTCATGTTTAAGGGTGATTTTGAAGCCTCAGAGTGCTTCTGTCGTCCCGACCTACTGGTTGGTCAGATTCTGAGTAAGGGTGATGACTACTTCATTCGTGTCAATGGTCATCACTATGAATATGACATTCATAGCGATGAGGTTTCTATGCGTGTAAGGTTATGCTCCCTTCTCGTAGCAACCTGTTTAATGAGCATTTAAGGGAATAAATGCGAAGCATTTATAAATGAATAAATGCAAAGCATTTAAGTGAATAAATGACTACCCGTAGTGCGGCCTATAGTAAAAAGAGGATGCACAACAGGGGAACTTACCGAAGTGGCCTTGAGGAGAAAGTCTCAGACTCCCTCAGGGCCTTCGGTATTGAGCCTCATTATGAGGAGAAGTATCTGGAGTATATTGTGCCCGCAAGTAAGCACAAATATACTCCTGACTTCGTTTTGCCTAATGGGATTCTCATAGAAACTAAAGGTGTATGGGATTCTGAAGATAGGAAGAAACATATTTTAATTAAGGCTCAACACCCTGAGTTGGACATTCGCTTTGTCTTTAGCAGATCCAAAACTCCTATTTACAAAGGAAGCAGAACGACTTATGCGTCCTTTTGTGAAAAGAATGGGATCAAGTATTCCGACAAAACAATCCCCCTTGAATGGATTAAAGAGGCTCCCAAGGTAATCCCTGAAGGGATTCTTCTTAATAAAGGTTAATTAAAATATGGTTTCTTTCAAGGCTCCAAAGATTGAGGAGCATAAATCTTTTGTCTCTTATAAGAATAGAGAGACTACTAAATATCTTGTCGTTCACTGCTCTGCCACTCAGAATGTGCCATCTTTTACGTGGAAAACCATTGACCAGATGCACAGACAGCAGGGGTGGTTGGGTATCGGTTATCATTTTGTAATTCTTACTGACGGTACCATTCAGAGAGGTAGGCCTCTGGAGGCCCTTGGTTCCCATGTAAAGGGTTACAACAACTGCTCTGTCGGTATCTGCCTAATTGGTGGTGTGGATGCTAAGGGCAAGTCTGTAGACAACTTTACAGAGGAGCAGAAGGAGTCTCTTAAGTGTCTACTGGATTACCTTAGAGGTTACTACAAAGATGAAGTCGTTGTGCTTGGTCACAGAGATTTTGCAGGCGTCAACAAAGACTGCCCTTGTTTTGATGTTAAGGGATGGTATAAGGGCGCTAAGTTTGCTCGGTATGAAGATACTGAGGCGTTCTGGAGTAAGGTAGTCTTCTCCAAGGGTGTCTTTAAGGACTTTAATGGAGACCCTGAAGAAGGGGATGTTGTCCGCATTGAATAAGATCAATACTCCTAGGGAGAGAGTATGCAGTACGTGAAATCTCTTATGGTTATCCTTGCGTTCATTCTGGGACTGGCTCTAGGTGAATCTCTTGAGGAAAAAAGAAATCAAGAGATTCTCCTAGAGGAACAAAGGACTCACTTAACGGAACTAAAGACTCTACAGGAAAGAAAGGATGCGACGATTAACTTACTTCTTAAAGACATGGCTACCGCTGATGCTGTGCAATCTGCTATTGATAAGCGGGTTAACCGCCTGCAGTACAACATCAATGCAGGAAACAAAGCCATCCTGCAACATACCGATAGAGCTTATGCAGAGTCAGTCATCCAGTGTAGAAACCTACTGTCAGAAGGTGCAGAACTACACGGGGAAGGTGTTAAGATACTCAGAGACACCAATAGACGACTTGAAGCAATAATTGACTTACATAAGTGAGGGCACTATGGAAGATGATTACATCAGACTTAGTAAATGGGATCTTGAGAGGATTGTGGGTCCCATGGGTAGTGTATCTGCCTATGACAGGCAGTATTACAAGTACGATACGAGGATTGAGGGTGCTCATGGTTACAACCGTAACTGCATTTGCATCTTCTATGATGCTTCAGCTGATGAGCCTATCTTCTATTCCATCAGGTACTCCTATGATGAGTACACTGACGAGATAACTATTCATGAAGTGGAGGACAATAACCGAGATAGTCCTTTCACTTACTACAGGGTGTTTCCTGCTCGATCCCGCCAGGTCACCGAATACTATTAACTTACACGGTGTGCCCCCGAAATAGTCTTCTAAACTATCGGCATAAAACATCGGGAAGGAGCCAAGGGGTTCGATTCCTCCACGCCGTACCAAATACGCTGTTTGATTGTACTCCTCTCATCATAAGAGAAGTGAGGAAGTCCTACAGCTCTTAGGAGGTCGGGTAGCTCCCGACTAGGATGTCTACCGAAATAGCTCCGAAAGGGGGCAACGGTTACCCCCACAGAAAAATACCCTAGTGGCGAAATGGTATACGCAACTGAATTAGAATCAGTGGAGAAGCAAGGCTCGTGAGGGTTCGATTCCCTCCTAGGGTACCATTTATTTTTTAAAAAGAGAGGCAATTATGCAGACTCAGAAGGAACTTGATCGAATGGAATCTGATTGGGAAGCTCGTTGGGAAGACGAGTATCAGGAATATCTTCTTGAGTCCCTTGATGAAGAAGACGACGAGGATGAAGACGACGAGGATGAAGACGACGACCAGGATGAGGAAGATAATGACTACTAAAGTTGGATCTAGTGAAGCCCTTTGCATCTGCCATCAGGATAATCTCTATACGTTCGTCCTTAGGTATCCTAGGATGATCCATAGTGAATTCATGACCCACAGGGTCTTCAGTCGCAATGCAAGTAGCTCCCGTGCAATCCCTGTAGCTAAGGTTATTGAACAGGTGCGCAATGACCCCTTTATCCCTTCTCACGTCTACATGAATCAATCTGGCATGGTTGGTACTGTTGAGGCTTCTGAGGATACCTATGAGTCTTTTAAGGGTCTTTGGCTTAAAGCTGTAGACAGTGCAGTAACTGTCGCAGAATCCATGGTTGCTCTTGGTGTCCATAAGCAACACGTCAATAGAATCCTTGAACCATTCCAGTACATTAACGTGATTGTTACTGCTACTGAATGGGAGAACTTCCTGCATCTTAGGCTTGTCAGTGATGCACAGCCTGAGATGCAGGATCTTGCAAGGGCCATTAAGGGTGAGATGGACAAGGTAGGCAATACTATCATTAGTGTCTACCATATTTGTGGGAAGTATGTTAGTCTTCCCTTTATCACCCAAGAGGAAGTAGACAGACACTGCAAGGAATTGTTTAGTTCTTCTGAAGTCCTCATTAAAGATCTCATGCTTATTTCCTCTGCACGTTGTGCGAGAGTGTCTTACAACAACCATGACGGATCTTGTCCTGATGAACATAAGGACAAGAAGCTGGCACGAAGGCTCCTTGACGCAGGTCATATGTCACCCATGGAGCACCCCTGTATTTGGGCAGGAGACATGGGGTACCATAGAAACCTATACGGTTGGGAGAGCCTTCGTTGTAAACTGGGTTATTAAAAGATGAATCAAGAGAGTACCTTTCTTTATCATGAATCTTGTCCTAAGTGTGGCTCCTCTGACGCCTGTGGAGTCTTTAGCGATGGCCATCGTTATTGTTATTCTTGTAATTCGTATTTTAGAGCTGATGGGGAAGTAATCCATAAGAAAAAGGAGAGTGTTATGTGTAAGGAATGTATTCCTCTTGATGATCTTGATGTGTCTTACCTGACTGCAAGGAAGATCAGTCAGGATACCTGTTCTAAGTTCAAGTACATGGTGGGTTACTACAAGGGAACTCCCTGTCAAGTAGCCAACTACTACGATGACAACGGTAATATCGTAGGTCAGAAACTTAGGTTTCCTGATAAGACTTTTGCAGTCCTTGGTAAGATCTCTAATCGACTCTTTGGTTCTCAGTTGTGGTCTTCTGGTAAGAAGATTGTGATTACCGAGGGTGAGATTGACTGTCTTACTGTGAGTCAGCTTCAGTCTAACAAGTGGCCTGTTGTGAGCATCCCTAATGGGGCTCAAGCGGCTAAGAAGGCTATTGAAGATAACCTTGAGTATCTTGACAAGTTTGAAGAAGTGGTTCTCATGTTTGACATGGATGAACCTGGTCGTAAGGCTAGTGAAGAGTGTGCCAAGGTGTTGCCTGCAGGTAAGGCGTTCATTGCTAACCTTCCTTTGAAGGATCCTAATGAGTGTCTCCTTGAAGGAAAAGGCAGTGAGGTAATTCAGGCTGTTTGGAATGCCAAGCCTTACAGGCCTGATGGGATTGTTGCGGGTACGGACTTGTATGAGAAGTGCGTAACCGACATTGATGATCTTAAGGATTCTGTAGAGTATCCTTGGAAGGCACTTCAAGAGAAAACTAAAGGAGCTAGACATGGTGAACTGTATGTCTTCACAAGTGGGAGTGGTATGGGAAAGTCCACAATACTCAGAGAACTCGAATACTACTTTGGTGTTCACAGGGGAGAACTATGCGGAATTGTTGCTCTTGAAGAATCTACTCGCAAAACTGGGATGGAACTCATGTCGATTCATCTTAACAAGCGACTCATACTCGACCCTGAGGGTACAGATGAAGATGAACGAAGCCGAGCTTTTGCGGAGACTATTGGAAACGGGAACTTCTTCCTGTACGACCATTTTGGGTCTCTTGATTCAGGCAATCTGCTTAGTAAGCTCAGGTATATGATTGTGTCCCTAGGGTGCAAGCGTATCTTCCTTGACCATATCTCCATTGTGGTCTCTGGTATGGATACCGATGAGGATGGCGGTGAACGTAAGGCTATTGACAAACTCATGACTAATCTTCGTTCCCTCGTGGAAGAGACAGGAGCTACCATGTTTGTAGTGTCTCATCTTAAGCGTCCTGAAAAGAAGGGGCACGAAGAGGGTGCACAGGTGTCCTTGAGTCAACTTAGAGGGTCTGGAGCTATTGCACAGCTCTCTGATATGGTGATCGGCCTTGAGAGAAACCAACAGGGTGACAATCCTAATGTGTTGACTCTCAGAGTTCTTAAGAATCGCTTTAGTGGTGACACTGGTATCAGCGGATACCTTTACTACGATCATGACACTGGCAGGCTCTCTGACTATGAGGCTGATATTGAATGTCCCTTTGGGGATGAAGAAAATGAGTTTTAAAGAGTTTATTTCCCTCCCCCCACTTACTTTCTGGTCATGAGCCTTCTGCTAGACCTAAGTTATCTAGATCTACGTGATTGCAATGTGGGTGATCTCTACTACAGTAGCTTTCCTTTTGGTGTTCCTGTAGGATCTTTTAGCAGGGCTATTTAAGAAATAAGCAAGGCTATTTAAGGAATAGAAAATGCTGACAATTAAAGACAAATTTATTGTGTTCGATATTGAAACTGATGGGTTGCTTGATACGACCAAGAGGTTTTGGTGTGGTTGGTTGTACGACTCCTATACTGATTTGTACACTGGCTATACGGATCTTGAGGAGTTCTTTGATGCTCTGAATAAGTATGGTACTAGTGGCTACAACATCGTTGGTCACAATATCTGCAAATTCGACATCCCTGCTCTTAAGAAACTTAAGGGTGAGAGATTTGCATTTGATGTTCGAGATGTCTGTATTGACACTCTTGTACTTGCTCGTTTGATCTATGCGAACATCAAGGACACTGACGTTGGTCTTATGCGTTCTGGCAAGCTCCCTAAGGCTCTCTATGGTTCCCACAGCTTGAAGGCTTATGGTTATCGTATGGGTGAACTGAAGGGCACCTATGGCGAACATGAGGACGCATGGGACAAGTTCACTCCTGAAATGTATGAGTACAACAAACAGGACGTTGTGGTTACCCTTATGTTGTTCCAGAAGCTGATGGCTAAGGGTTACCCTTTGAAGGCTATTCAGCTTGAGCATGACATTGCTTGGGTGATGGCTAAGCAGGAGCGTAATGGGTTTGTCTTTGATAAAGATGCGGCAGTAAAGCTCTATTCTGAATTGTCAGGTAAGAGACAAGTTCTTTATGAGAACCTTGTTTCTAAAGGTGGGTCTTGGACTGTCTATAAGGGAGACAAGATCTACAAGCGAGATAACGCTAAGCGTGGCATTAAGGCAGGTGTCCCGTACCCTCAGTATGAAGAGGTGACCTTTAACCCCAATAGTCGCCAACACATTGCTAAGGTTCTCATGGATCGAGGCTGGGAGCCTACTGAAATGACTCCTACGGGTGCCCCTAAGGTTGACGAAGAGACTCTGAAGACTGCTAAGGGTATTGACCTTACTGAGGATATCATGGAGTACCTTCTGATTAACAAGCGTATTGCACAGCTTGCTGAGGGTGACAATGCGTGGCTAAAGTTGATGAAGGAGGATCCTGATGGTTACACTCGCATTCACGGTTCTGTTAATCCTAATGGGGCTGTCACTGGTCGTGCAACTCATGCTTATCCTAATGTTGCACAGGTACCTGCAGGCAGATCTCCTTATGGGGAGGAATGTAGGTCTCTTTTTAGAGTCCCTACTGGATGGTATGAGGCGGGCATCGATGCTTCAGGTCTTGAGCTTAGGTGCTTTGCTCATTTTCTCTATCCTTATGACCAGGGGGAATACGTGAATGAGATATTGAATGGTGACATTCATACCCATAACCAGAAGATGGCAGGGTTGCCTACAAGAGACAACGCCAAGACATTTATTTATGGCTTCCTTTATGGAGCAGGCGATGCCAAGATTGGCGAGATAGTTGGTGGATCTTCGGCTGATGGTAAGCGCCTAAAGGAGAAATTCTTTCAGTCTGTCCCTGCTATTAAGCAACTTCGACAAGCCATCGAGAGAACTCTCATTACAGCCTCTGAGTGGGTCGGAGGTGTCAATAAGGTAACTTGGAGGAAACGTGTTCACCCTGATAACAGCAATCTTAGTATTACTCATAGTATTCTTGGGCTTGATCGCAGGGTTGTTTATGTGCGAAGCCCTCACTCGGCTTTGAATACCCTTCTTCAGTCTGCAGGTGCTCTTATCTGCAAGAAGTGGGTTTGTCTTGTTGAGGAGAATATGCGTAAAGCGGGTTATAAGCACGGTTGGGATGGAGACTTTGCTATGATGGCGTGGCTCCATGATGAGGTGCAGGTTGCATGTCGCACAAGGGAAATCGCAGAGGACTGCGTAAGGATTGCTCAGAAGTCTATGAGACAGACTCAGGAGTTCTTTAAGTTTAACTGCCAGTTGGATACTGAGGGTAAAATTGGTGCCAACTGGTTCGATTGTCACTAAGGAGTAGTTATGATTCGTAGACCCATGACCGTAGAAGAGATTGAAAGGGTTCTTAAGAAGAATGACCCTAAGGAGGTAATGGCATTGTGTAAGGCCAACAAAAAGAGTGCTGTTGACATCAAGTGGCTCTATAAGACGGATCCTGTTTTTGGGACTGCAGGTGGTGCCGAAGTTCGATTGAATGGTAAACTGCTTTTTATGCACATTCCAAATCCCTGTAAACTCTATGAAGACTGGACTGACAAAGAAATCTTTTATGAGATTCTTGAACGTCTTGGCTATGAAGTTGATTGGGAAGAAGAGAGTGTTTACTATGAGGGACCTCAGAAAGAAAATGAATAAGTATCTTAGTTTTCTTAAGTATATTGATCAGAACAATCCGAAACTTCAGGCGGACTTCTGTCGTGAGAATGCCAAGCTGATTGCTGAGGCGGCATCTAGGGGACATATTACAGCCCTTAATTACTTTAGTGAAGCCACTAATTATTGGAGGCTCACTTGTAAGGCATACGCTATTCTTAAGGCTTGTGAATAATGAGATATGCTTTTGTAGATGGCGATATTCTAGCCTTTAAGGCGTCCTCTGCGGTCCAGAAGGATATCGACTGGGGGGATGGTCTTTGGACTTGTCATGCTGAAGTAGATGACGCGTGGGATTGCTTTACCGACATGCTTATTGCTATTGATGAGAAGCTGAATAAGCATTTTGTTGGCGAAGAGATTACCTATGTATTCTGTTTCTCCGATGAGGATAACTTTAGGAAAGTCTACAATCCTGACTATAAGTCCAATAGGCGATCTAATCGTAAACCTTGTTGTTACAAAGGTCTTGTAGACAAGATTAAAGAAACCTACATTTCTCATACAGTCAAGTACCTTGAAGCTGATGATGTTGTGGGTATCTACTGCACTAGTCCTGTCTATAAAGATATTTGTGTCGCAGTGTCTATGGACAAGGATTTCAAGACAATCCCCGGTTACTTCTATGATTTCGGTAATGATGTCTTTCATAACATCACTGAGAAGGACTCCAAGAAATGGCTGTGCTATCAGACCCTAGTAGGGGACGTTACAGACGGCTATAAGGGGTGTCCCACTTATGGCCCTGTGAAAGCCAATAAGCTCCTTAATGGGCATCCTGATTCTGAATGGTGGCCTGAGGTCTTGAAAGCATTCAAGTCTCAGGGTCTTACGGAAGAGGATGCCATTAGAGAGGCAACTATGGCTAGAATCTTGCATTATGAAGATTACCCTTTAGGTAAATCTGAGGGTCTACCTAAGGAGTACAATCCTTTTTAATCAATACTAATACCCCTAGGGCTATTTTTAATTAAATCAATAGTCCTAGGTAGGAGGAAGACATGAACAAAGAAGAAAACAACGTTGTTGAGGAAGAAGAGTTTCCTTATGTTCCTAAGGATCTCATTGAGAGACTTGAGGATATCTTTGATATTCGAAAGATGATTTGGTATGAAAAGAGTAATGAGACTCTTCTAGGTATTCAACAGGTTGTTACCTACCTTAGAAATAAACATGACAAACAGAATGGAGATAACTGATGGGTGGACTCTTTAGTAAACCTAAGGTTCCTGAGGTTAAGGTTCAGGCCCCTGCCGTTGAGCAACCTGTACTCGAACCTGAGGCTCCTGAAATGGGTGCTGAAGAAACTGCGGAACACAAGAAGAACAAGGGCAAGAAGGCCCTGAGGATTGACTATGTGGGTTCTGGCAGAGGGACTAACATCCCTAAGTAACGTGTCTAGGATTGGTGTCTTGCAACCTAATGATGGTGACATCCTAGAACAGATCATCGACAAGGGTGCGAAGATCATCAAAGATGACCCTGACTCCCTCCCTTTCATTAAGAAATATGCTGACGTAGAGGTAGTTCGTAAGTTTCTTAAGGGTGTCATTAGTGGTGAATTTGAAGACTTCATCGTCCTTGTCTTCTATAACAAAGAAAATGCTCTCTCGGGTGCATCCCTAGTGTCTAGGGGGAGACCTTGGTATGCACCTGAGGGAGTAACATTTTTAAATGAAGAGTGCACTGTAGCTTTCCAAAAGGGTCTTGGTTTGTCTAGAGCAATGGCTTATGCTCTTGAAAATAGGGCATGTACTAACGTAAGACTACTGGCCTTCTCTAACGCCAACACGCTCAACAACAAGATGTTGGAAAATACCTATGAGAAACACTTGGGTTACTCTTCATACAAAACTTTTTACAAGGAAATTTAATGGGACTTTTTAGTGGTGTTAAGAAGGCCTTTAAGAAGGTTGTCCATGCGGTGACTGGTAGAGGTAACAGCGGTCAGAGTGCCCCTGAGGCTCCTACGCCTGCTCCTGAGCTTGAGCTTACGAACCCTAAGGGTGAAGCTGAGAAGAAGGAAGAAACCGAAAAGGTTCAGCTTCGTAAGGGTAAGAAGGGTCTTAGAATTAAGAAGGCAGGGAATGCTGATGTGTCTGCAGGTGCAGGCCGTAACCTTGTCTAACATGGAGGGTTATGATGGTTGGTAATCAATCATTGAATGATGGGTGGGACGGTTGGAATGGCAACTAGTGAGCATACCGCAGGAAATATCCCTCTTGAAGGAGCTAAGACGACCTATGACAAACTCACGACAGACAGAGACCCGTACACACAGAGAGCAGAGAAGTGTGCAACCTACACGATCCCTATGCTCTTTCCTAAGGAGTCTGATGATGGTGGTACTAACTATTCCACTCCTTACAATTCTGTGGGTGCTAGGGGTCTTAACAATCTTGCCTCTAAGCTTCTTCTTTCACTGTTGCCTCCTAATCAACCTTTCTTTAGACTGGGGTTGGACGCGGAGTCGACTGTAGCTCTTAATGAGTCTGCTGACGACCAGCTGAAGGACAATATCGAATACGGTTTGTCCATGATGGAACAGCAGATGATTAAGTACATGGAGTCTCAGTCTCTTAGACCGACTCTTTTTGAAGCTATTAAGCAACTTATCATTGCAGGCAATGCACTTCTGTTCCTGCCTCCTGCTGAAGGTGGTATGAGGTGCTATACTCTTCGTGAGTACGCTGTTCAGAGAGACACCATCGGCAACGTCCTTCAGATTGTTGCTAAGGATACTGTTTCCCGTGGGAGTCTCCCTGATTCCATGCAGTCTGTTCTCCCTGATTCTGGTGAACCGACTATCAACGAAAAGGTAGACATCTATACTCACATTTACCGTGTGGCTAGTGGAGACACCTATCAGTGGGAATCCTATCAGGAGATTGAAGGTGAACCTGTTGCGGGTAGTGAGCAGACTTATCCTGCAAACAAGAGTCCTTGGATTCCCCTTAGATTCAATAAAAAGGACGGGGAACACTACGGTAGATCCTTTGTTGAGGATTATCTAGGCGACCTTATCTCCCTTGAGAATCTCTCTAAGAGCATCGTGGATATCTCCATGATTGCCTCTAAGGTTCTCTATCTCGTGTCTCCTGCTTGTCAGACTAACATCAGGGCTTTGTCTAAGGCAGAGAATGGTGCCTTTGTTAGGGGTCGTATGGAGGACGTTGTTCCCATGCAACTCAATAAGAGCCTGGACATGCAGACGGTACTCACTACTGCTCAACAGATTGAGTCTCGTTTGTCTTATGCGTTCCTTCTTAACTCTGCAGTACAGAGTGGCGCTGTAGGTAGAGACAGAGTTACCGCAGAAGAGATTAGGTACGTTGCAGGTGAACTTGAGGATACCCTAGGGGGTGTCTATTCTCTCCTGTCTCAGGAGCTACAGCTTCCTCTTGTTGCCTGTGTCTACAATCAGATGCAATCTCAGGGTTTGCTCCCTGTGGTTGACGAGAGTATTGCAGAGATTGAGCCCTCCATCATCACGGGTATTGATGCTCTTGGTAGAGGGCAGGATCTTAACAATCTAGCTCAGGCTTTGCAGTTGATGCAACAGTTCCCTGAGTTTCTACAGGCTCTCAACGTTGGTAACCTTGCTACTAGGATTTTTGCGGCGGCTCATATTGATGCTACGGGTCTAGTGAAGACTCCTGAGGAACTTCAGGCAGAACAACAGGCCGCTATGGAACAGTATGCCCAGCAACAGGGTATTGACGCAGGTGCACAGATGGCTGTCAATGAAGTAAAGGATAATTAATGACTGACTTTAATGAACCTCAGTCTCTCACTGAGGAGGCTGAAGCACAGGGTATCGAAATCATGGAGTCTTCTACGACTCAGATTGAGGTTGACCCTGATATTGGAGATCCCCTTCTTCAGAACGAAAAGTCGGGGGAAGAACATAATGAAGAACAAGCTAATGGAACTGAAGGCCACGCTGATGATGTGGCTGTTCATGATCGAAATGAAGATCAAGAGAATCTTCAAGAAGAAGTAGACAAGCACGAAAAGGCTATTAATGCCGTGAAGGACTCCCTTAAGGAAAAGGGTGTTGACTTCAATAAGGCTGTCAGAGAATATCAGGAGCATGGTAAGCTCTCCGATGAAACCGTTGCTGAACTTGAGAAGGCAGGCTATCCTTCTGAGGTTATCGAGGGTTTCATTGAGAGTCGAAAGGCTCTTGAATCTCGCTTCACTGAAGCTGTTTATGATTCCGTAGGGGGTACTAAGGAGTACAATCGTATTGTTGATTGGGCATCCAAGAATCTCCCTCAGAAGACGATTGACTCCTTTAACAGAGCAATCGACAACAATAATCTGGAAGCTGTCTCCCTCATGCTTGAAGGCATGAAGTCTAAGATGACTTCCAAGATGGGTACCGCTAATAAGTCTATTCATGGTGGTACGGCCACTCCTGTGAATCGTCCTAAGGGGTTTGCAAACAAATCTGAAGTGATCGAGGCTATGAGCGATAAGCGCTATGGTAGGGATCCTGAATACACCCGACAGGTCGAACAGAGAATGTGGGCCACTAGTGTTTAATTTTATTTATAACAACAAATCTTATATACTTTAAAAGGAAAATAATTAAAAATGGCTGCTCTAGCTGCTACTGGTATTTCCAATCCTGGTCAGGCTCTTTCTGCGGGCGATCGTGAAGCACTCTTTATGAAGGTCTTCACGGGTGAAGTTCTGACTGCTTTTGCTCGTACTTCCGTTATGATGTCTCGTCATCAGGTGCGTACTATCTCTCAAGGTAAGAGTGCTTCGTTCGCTGTGATGGGCCGTACCCGTGCTAAGTATCTTGCACCGGGTAGCTCCCTTGATGACCAGCGTAAGAAGATGGAACACAATGAACGTGTTATCGCTATCGACGGTCTCCTTACGGCTGACTGCCTTATCACGGATATCGACGATGCGATGAACCATTATGACGTTCGAGTTGAATACTCTCGTCAGCTTGGTGAAGCTCTTGCTATGGGCGCTGACTGTGCTATTATCAATGAGCTCGCCAATGAGGCCGCTAAGGACGCTAAGTTCAAGGATGGTAACATTCCCGACAATGGTGAGGGTGCCGACAAGGTTCTCGGTACGGGTAAGGCCTTTGAATTCGTTACTGGTCTTGAAGTTACGCAGGAAGCCACGTATGGCAATAAGATTCTTGAGGGTCTCCTTGCGGCTCGTGCTCAGATGACGAAGAACTACGTCCCGCAGGGTGACCGCTATTGCCTTCTCACGCCTGAAGGCTACTCTGCTGTCATGAAGGCTCTTATGCCTGATGCGGCTAACTATCATGCCCTCTTTGATCCGAACACGGGCAAGCTCCAGACGATTTGTGGCTTTGAAGTCATTGAAGTTCCGCACCTCCTGAATGATGGTATTGATGGCAAGCATGCTCTTAATACGAAGATCAAGACTGCGGGTCTTCAGGGCATTGTCTTCCATCGTTCCGCTGTTGGTACGGTGAAGCTCAAGGATCTCGCTATGGAACGTGCTCGTCGAGCTGAATATCAGGCTGACCAGATCATTGCCAAGTACGCTATGGGCCATGGTGGTCTTCGTCCTGAAGCTGTTGGTATCTTTGTCAAGGAAGCTCAGGTTTAATAGATGACCATTGAAGAAGTAAAGAAGGCTTACGAGACTACTTACTTCTGTCAGGTGCACAAGTGGGGGTATCAGCTTACCCCCGAGGAGGCTCAGGAACTGGGTCTCCTTAGTGCAACTGCAAAGCCTGTTAAGCCTCGAAGAACCGTCGAAAAGAATAACAACAAGGAAGAATAATGATTGTAACTCCTAGCAATGAACTTGATGCAGTAAATGAAATTTTGTCATCCGTAGGCTCTAGCCCTGTTAATTCTCTTGAGGATGATGCTAATGTGGATGTGCTGAATGCTGTAAGAATCCTTAAGGCTGTCAGTCAAGAGATCCAGTCTAGGGGTTACAGCTTTAACACTCTCACCAGTGTTACCTTGAAGCCTGACTCTTTTACTAACAAAGTTGCTTATGGTAGAGACTTCCTAAGGGCTGTCTCTACTAGCTATAAGTTCGTGAGCAGAGAAGGCTATTTTTATGATCTTGATTCAGGGGCTCTAGAGTTCCCTGAAGGCATCACTCTGGATGAACTTGTCAAGGAGCTTCCTTTTGAGGAGCTTCCTCAGGTCTTCAGAAAGTATATTACTGTTAGAGCCAGTAGAGTCTTTCAGATGAGGTATCTTACCTCTGCGGACATCGATGCACATCTTCAGCTAGAGGAGAGTGCGGCTTATGCAGACATTGTAGACTATGAACTGACGGATGGTAACTATAACATCCTCAATGACGACCAGTTCATTAGTCAGCAGACTCAGAGGAGCTAAACATGCCTCTAGTATCTCAAAGCATTCACTCATTTAAAGGTGGTGTCTCTCAACAGCCTGACATCATCAGATTTCCCGATCAAGTAACTGAGCTTGTCAACGGGTTTCCTAATGAAGTTGAGGGCCTACAGAAGAGACCTCCGACTCTTGCAATCAAACGTTTGTCTAACCGTGTTGTTGCTACAAAGAAGAAGTATCATGTAATCAACAGAGACGAACAGGAAAAGTACATTCTCCAGATTGGCTCTGGGGAGTATCAGATTTTTGATCTTAATGGTGAGCCCAGGACATGCACGTTTGAAGATGCCGAGTCCAAACAGTACATTACCACTAGTGACCCTAGGGGAAAACTAAAGGCAGTTACTGTTGCTGACTACACCTTTGTCTTGAACACTGAGAAGGAGGTCGGTGCTGTAGAAGGCACGTCACCTGCGGGTAAAAAGAATACTGCCCTAGTGTACATCAAGAATGCCCAGTATGCTAAGACTTACGCCATTTATGTCGAAGGTGAGTATATGTGTGGTGTTATTACACCTGATGGTGGTGACGCAAAGCAGGCTGTGCAGACTACTACTGCCTTCATTGCAAGAGCCTTGTATGCACTTCTTAAGACTGGTAAGAGACCTGATGGGTCTGACCCTGACGTTGGTGGTACCTATGATGACCTATTGAATCAGGTTGATGGTAGAGCCTCTATGGGTTACTCTAGGTCTAGTGCAAGCATGAGTTCCTATAACGTAGGTCTAGTTGGTGACTCTGTTATTACGATCCAAACTAAGTCTGGGTGGGATCCTCCTAATGTCCTTGTTAAGGACGGCTTTGGTAACCAGAACGCTATTGCTTACATGGGTAAGGTTACGGCTGTTAATAAGCTCCCTCCGATTGCCCCTGAGGATTACATCATGCAGGTGTCTGGAGAAAAGAATTCCGAAGATGACGACTTCTATGTAAAGTGGGACGACAAACATAAGGTGTGGAAGGAAACTGTAGCACCCAGGATTCCAACTAAGATCAACCCTAAGAATATGCCTCATGCTATTGTTAGGCAGGAGGATGGAAGTTTTCTTCTTAAGAAGCTCCCGTGGGTTGATAGGGGCTCTGGTAATGAAGACACTAACCCTGATCCTTCGTTTATTGGTAGGAAGATTAACGATATCTTTTTCTATCGTAATCGCCTAGGGGTCATCGCTGATGAATCCATTATCCTTAGTGCAACAAACGACTTCTTTAATTTCTGGTTTAAGTCCTCTGCGGCTATTGCAGACACTGACCCTATTGATGTCTCGGTTTCCTCTAATAAGGTTGCCATTCTGACTCATGCTGTACCCTTTGCCAGAGAGCTTATGCTGTTCTCCCGTGAAGGTCAGTTTGTGTTGTCTAGTGATGGTGTCATGTCCCCTAAGAGTGTCAAGTGTGACCAGATCACTAACTTTGACTATGACACGAATGTTCAACCTATCTCTATTGGCCCTTCGATCTTCTTTGTTAATGATCGAGTAAACTACTGTTCTGTGATGCGCTACTACTCCTTGCAGGACGTGGCTGACCTTAAGGATGCTGAAGACGTAGCCGCACATGTGCCTACGTACATCCCTAAGGGCATCACTAGACTCTCTGGGAACACCACAGAGAACGTAGTTACGGCTATCTCTTCTACTACCCCGAATATCGTATACTGTTATAAATTTATTCTTGTTAACGCCACTAGTGAACAACAGGCTTGGTTCAAGTGGGAATTTGCAAACAAGAATTCTGAGGTTCTTCTAGCGGAGTTTGTTGACTCAGAGCTTTATCTTCTTATTAACTCTCCGAATGGTCTGTATCTAGAGAAAGCATTGTTGACAGGTAATGCTGTTGACTTCTCTGATGAGCCTACTAGGCTCTTTATGGATCGTAAGAAGAAGTATGTAATTCCTCAGTCTAATAAGTACAGTGACTATGAGGATTATACTGAGGTGTCTCTTATGGATATCTACGGTGCTCTCCCGTCTACTAAGGATCATAAGTATTTCATTGTCACTAAGGACGGTTACGTTACTGAGGTTGCCGACTGGGATTCCAAGGGTGTCTTTAGGATCCAAGGGGACATGAGGGGTGTTGAGGTGTTTGTGGGTCTTACCTACAAATTCTGTGTTACTCTCTCTAAGCAGTCCATTAAGAGGAATACGGATACTGGAGGTATTATCTCTGAGATTGAAGGTAGGCTACAGCTTAGATACTTCTGGTTTAACTATAGTAAGTCTGGTGTATTTGAATGCAAGGTTGATAACGACCTTAAGGAAAAGCACTTTAAGTATAAGTTTACTGGTAGGAACCTTGGTGAATCTCCGACTATCTTGGGGGCAAACAAGGTTTACACGGGTAAGTTTAAGTTCCCGATTCAAGACAATAATGATGAAGTAGTCATTACTGTCTGCTCCGACAATGTCCAACCTATTAACCTGATTTCAGGTGGTTGGGAAGGTCTTTACATTAGAAGGAATAGTAGCGTATGAAGTTGAAACCCTTAACTCCTGAGCAGAATAACATGCTTTGTGACATCGCAATTCATGCTATGGAGAGTTGTGTCTGTAATGAAGTTGAAATCCCCATTGAACACTTTGTTTATGAAGGGGTGTATTACAGAACCTGTTTTATCCCTAAGGATGTAGCTATTATTGGAGCTTACATCAAGATCCCTACTACTGTAATTGTCAGTGGGGATTGTTATGTTACCCTAGGGAATACTGTAGGGAGGCTTAAGGGTTACAACGTCATTCAGGCTGAGGGTGGCCGTAGGCAAGCCTTTAGGGCACTTGAAGACACGCACATTACGATGTGCTTTAGGACTGATAAGGTTGACCTAAGGGAATGCGAGAAAGAGTTTACTCCGGAGTGGATGCTATTAACAACTAATAGAAAGGAATTGATTAAAGAATGAGTGGTGTAGTTATCGGAGTAGGTGCCGTTGTTGGTGCAGTAGTTGGTGGTGCAGGCTCTATATATGGAATCTCTAAACAGAACCGTAGCATGGTTGAAGCCTTCAAGAAGAAGATGCACTACCTTCAGCTAAACTATAACTACAATCAGGCGTCACTTGACAGGCAAGAAAGATCAATGTACGACTCTGCACTAGGTGAGTTGTTTTCTTTGTCTCTTAATGCCTACCAGAACAATTCACAGATTGAAGCGGCTATTGCTGAGACAGGTCTTGACGGTAGATCTCAAGATAAGATCAAGCAGACAATTAGTGGGCAGACTCTTAGACAAGAGACCGCAACTAAGGAAGCCTACCTTAATGATGTGTGGAACGTAAGGTTTCAGAAGGACGCTCTTTATATTCAGACTAAGGCATCCGTTGAGCAAGCTAGGGATAACCTCAACAATAACCTTATTGGTGGCTCTAGGGCTTTCCAACAGTTCCTCAGTGGTGCGATCACTGGTGCCGCTATGGGTGCCGCTACTGCAGGCGTTGGTAGTGCCGTTGGTGGTGCACTTGGTGGGGCTACGGCCTCTACTGCTACAGGAGCACTAAGTGGTGGTGCGGGGGCCACAGGTGGCGCAGGGGCTGTTACTGCTGAAAGTTTCTTGACCTCTTATGGAATTTCGGCTAGCACTGTACCGACACTTGGGGCAACTACTATGGCTTCTACGGGAGCGACCACAGGGGCATCTACTGGATCGTTGGCGGCTCTTAGAGGGGCAAGTACCCTTGCATCTACTGGTATGAGTGGTGCATCCTCTAGTGCGTCTATTGCATCCAATACTGGTGGTAGCTTCCTGGGTAACGCAGTGGCTAATTACCAACAGTACAAACCCTATGTTGACTTCGTACAGCAATGGGCTAACTATTACAACTCTAACATTACCCCTAGAGAACGAGGAGGTTACTTTTACTAATGGCTTATAAAAATTCAGATGGTAATTCCTCCATTGCCAATCAGTGGGGACAGTGGAGATATTTCAACTCTGCTTTGAATAAACTAGGCACGGCTAAGCCTGCTACAATTTCTATCAACGAAAATAATGTAACTATCCCAGAAGCAGACAATTGGCTTGAATGCTTTAAGGACGTTGTTAGGGCTGTTAAAGGTGGTTTTGAAGCTAAGAAGGAGTTGTCTTATAAGCTAGCTGATGATTACCTTAAGTCACATTCTCTTGAACAGTACCGTGAAGAGATGACCAAGGGTCTTGTGCCATTCCAAGATGACCCTCTTGCAATGGCTAGACTTAAAGAGTCTCATGGTCAGATGCTGTTCCAGTACATCACTGAGGACTTTCAACGAAGAGTAGACACTAATGAATTTAAAGGAAAGGCTCCCGAAGAGGTCGATGCAGAGTTCTTTAAATTCATGCGTGAGAATGTGTCTGATGTAGCAAAACAGTTTGGTTACAGCTCTAATGACGTGTTCTTTAACAGGGGTGTCTTTGCTAACTCCCCTGCAGAACGCATCAAGATGATGACACGTCAGAAAGAAGTTGAACATAAGTTTAACGTTCAGGACATGTTCATCACCGAATCTGCAAAGGTTCATGCAATCATCCAGAATGGTGGTGATGCTGTAGCACTTGTCAGTGCCCTTAGTGAGATGGACCTTACCGTTGGTAGGTTCCTTGATCCCGAGCAACAAAATAAACTGTGGACTAGTGTCATCAGTTCTCTTGAGAACAGTCCTGAAGGGTTCTTTACTCTACAGCAACTTGCAGACTCTAAGGATCTACCGTTTGCTAATGGCGTAACCCTTAGGGAATACCTTGGTGAAGATGGTTATAAGACTTCCCTTATTAAGGCTTATGACTATAGGTACAAGAGAGACACTAAGGCTTACCTTGACTATCAGAATGGCCTTAGTAATCTAGCAGATAGTGGCGAGCTTTCCGTTCTTGAGGCCATTAGAAACAGTGAACTGGAGGCTAATGGCAACATCCTTACGGACAGAGTAAAGGACATCGAAAAGGCTGTAGACAGGGCTAGAGAAGTCCAAAGAAGTAATTTGAGAGCCACTGCTGTAAAGGCCCAAAATGAACAAAAGGCTCTTATCAAGCAAAACCTCGCTAAGAAGTTTCTAAAGGATGCGTCACTCGGAAAGGAGCTTAAGAGTAGTGACTCTTCTGATCTCTCTTCAGACGATCTAACTGTTGCCTTTGACTCTATGATTGAGAGTGGTGAGATCACTACTGAGGGTGCCCTAGGGATTGCTAAGAACTCTTCTGTCCCCTTTAGGGACAACCCTGCAAGACGGTACTTTAAGGACAAGGCTGAAGCGGCTAGTGAGAAGCTGACGGGTATTACGGCTGACTATCTCAATAGCGGGATGAAGCCCGAAACTATTCCTAAGGAGCCCCCTGAGGAGATCACTCAGATGATTGAGCTGTACCGTACTGATCCTCAGTCTTTCTTGTATGCTACTGGTAGCACTAAGGGTTTCACTGAATCTATCCATGGTGCTATTCTTCTAATGGAAGGGGGTAGGTCTTGGGAAGATGTTGTAAAGAGAACTGCAGGCTTTGAAAAACTCAAGGCTGACTCCAAGGGAAGAGCAAAGATTGAGGGTCTTAGAATCAAGGTTAACACTGGTGTAACTGAGATCTCTAAGGTTATTGACACCGAGATTGACCAAACAGGCAAGGACTTCATCTACAATATGGCTTGTAGATTTGTAGGCTCTGGTGAGTCTCCTAGTAGAGCCGTAGAGTTGGCTAAGGATGTCTACCAAAATCAGTACGTGACTCTCCTGGGTACTAGCATCCCTGCTAGAGTGTTTACCTCTAGATCTTATGGTAGTGCTGATCTTAAGATGGCTAAGGAGCTATTTAGAGAGGAGTTCGACTATGGGGATGACTCCAAGTATTCTGTAGATTACAACGAAGAGTTTGGAAGACTTGTTGTGTATGAGAAGGGGACGTATAACTACGTCAAGTCTTATACGACTGAGGACATCCAACGTACCCTTGACAAGGCCGCTGAAAGAAAGGCTAAGGAGCTTGAAAAGGAAATGAACGCAACTGTCTTTGATAGACTTTCTAAACTAAATAGTGGAACTGACTAATGAATCCTAGACGTAGTGCTTGGGGTGACTTCGAGAATACGGAGCATCCCTATGATGGTATCATTAAGGATACTGCTGAGAGATACGGTTTGAACCATTCTCTATTCAGACGACAACTGTATCAAGAATCACGATTTAACCCTAACGCTGTGTCTCGTGCAGGTGCTATGGGTATCGGGCAAATCATGCCTAAAACTGCAAAGGCTTATGGTGTGACCGACCTTAGCACCCTTAAGGATCCCTTCTTAAACATCGACCTTGCAGGTCGTATTATGAAGGATAACCTTAAGTACGCTAAGGGCAATCAGTATGCGGCATTGGCTATGTACAATGGTGGTACTGCCGCAATGAAGAACTACCTTAAGGGAAACTACAAAGAGCTCCCTAAGGAAACTTGGAATTACATTGACACCCTTGGTGATGATGACAGGTGGGGGGAACAGAAAGTAGATGAAGCTGTACCAACCGTTAATCCTAGCGAACCTCCTAAGATTGAGAAATCTTTGACTCCTTCTGAGGATTCCTTGATTGACAGGGAGCCTGTGTTTACCAACCTTGATTTGCCTGAGGCATCTAAGGAGATCAAGCCCTTTATCAAGGATCCTATTGATGAGGATGCTGTAAGGGCGGCTCTTGCCAATACTACTAGGAGTAGACTTCTCGGTATAAGCTTTCGCTCAAAGCGTTGGGCTGACAATCGTTATGTCTATGACCCTTCTCAGGATACATCGGATGAGCCCCAGGTCGGTTTTACGGGAGGCTTGAAGCACAGTTATGTCCCTACATACCTTAGGATGTCCTTTGCTGACGGGAGCATCTTTGGTGAACAGTTTGCCCCTACGGATGAACAAAGAGGGGAAATCCTAGGAAAGGTGGGGTACAACATGGATAGGTACTATGCTGTACTCAATGGTGCTACTTCGATGGAGGATGTCGAAGAAAGACTTAAGATCAATGATGAAGTAATCAAGTATAGGCAGGCTGAAGCTAAAGCCGGTTGGTTCTCTTCGATTACTTCTTCTATTGGTAGCGCTGTTGTAGATCCTTTGTCTTATGTCCCAGCACTTGGTGCGTATGGTATGGCAGGTAGGGTGCTCACAGGTGCCGCTTTGGGTGCTGTTTCTAATCAGGTTGATACCTACGTGTCTGGTGCAGAACATGACATCCTGGAAGACATGCTTGTTGGTGCCATGTTTGGTGCAGGTATTGAGTTTGCATTCAAAGGCCTAGGCAAGGGAGGCCATTATGTGGGGGACACTGCACGAAGAGCTAGTATCATCAGGGAGTATCAGGAGGCAGGTAAGGATCTTCCATCTGAGGTCTTTGATGGTATTGGAGGTTCCACTAAGGTCGCTACGTCCTTGAACAACCTTCTTGACAACATCGAACGCAGAATTCCCCTTGTGTCTACTAAGGGTGTCTTTCAGGCTCTTGAGTCTACTAACTTTAGAAAGTTCTGTGAGTCTGTCTTTGTAGATCGCGGTTCTGGTTATGTGGATGAGAACGGTGTTCACTATGCAACGAGGTTCCAAGGGCAGACTGTAGAGGAGAAACTTAGAGCCGCTCAGATTGACTTTGAGAACTTTGAGTCAGGCTATAGAGAGAGTTTCAACAATCTCAGAAAGCTGGGACATGCTGATGCGGAAATCAATCTAGCTATTTGTCAGGCTATCGAGAATGGTGTAACCCCTTCCAAGTTTGTAGGTAATGAAGAGTTCAGTAAGATCGTAGAGTCTACTAAGGATTTCCTTCAGAAAACCTCTAAGGTTGGCCAGAGGGGTGGTTATGTCCCCAGAGTAAGTGACCCTAGAAAGGTTGGTGATCTCTTTGACCCTAATCTCCCTAGAGGCCCTCAGGTAGAGAGACTTGTTGATGAGCTTTCTCACGCTCTTGTTGATGGTGCACTCGCTAAGCCCGAAGTAAGACAGAGAATCCTTGACTACTACAAGAAGAATGTCTACGATAAGCTCAAGGCTGAAAGGGAAGCACAGATTGCTAAGCAAGCCAAGAAAAAGGACATGGTTAGACAGGAGAAGTTTGAGGATAATCTTGAGCCTCTACCTGATGAGCCTGACTGGGTAGATGTGCTTGAATGGATGCAAAAAGAAGCTAGGGAGGATGCTCTTGGTTGGATCGACCAAGGTACTTCCATGGGTAGGGCTATCATCACTGATGGTAACATTGCAAACATCAAGTACGACCCTGAGGTGACTAGAATCCCCTGGGATACCTCTGTTGCTACCCGTAGTGGGTTGTCTATTGACAAGCTACGTAGGGATCCTCTTGAGGCTGTCCGTATGCACCATAACAAGGTTATTGGTGACAATATCCTCCTTAGTTACGGGTGTGAGAACGTGGGTGACTTTGAGAGCATGTTGGGTAAGATGTGGTCTGAGGAGGTTAATTCTACCGTAGGTGGTAGAGTTGACGCTAAGAAGTTTGCACAAGCTCAGGAGCAACTTATCAACATGATCTATAACAAGCACCATAGTATGTCTGATGTCAATAGCTCTTGGCTTGGTGCTATGGCGGATGTCATCAGAAACCTTACGTTCTTCTCTAAGAATGCTATGATGGGTATGGCTAATCTCTTTGAACAGGGTGAGGCTATTAAACACTATGGTGCCCTGCAGTTCTTTAAGGGTGTTCCTCTTGTTAGAGAGCTTTTTGATAATTGGGCTAAGAATGGCATGACCAATGCAGAGATTAGACAGGCTCAGTCTCTTATCTTTGGTATGTCCGTAAGAGAGACTGGTCTACTTAGAGACATTGCTACGGAATCTTTTGAGAAGCAACTGCGTAGGTTCAATGGTGATAAGGCTAAGTCTATTCTTGTTGCGGCAACCGATACTCTTGCTCAGGCTTCTCCGTTTACTAAGTTCCTTCAGAATACTGAGAACTCCATTGTAGAGGCTTCTCAAGGCATGTTCTTGGGTGAGCTTATCCAGTACGCTCATAACAAGTCTATTTCCAAGAAGGGCTTCCTTAATAAGGAACTTATGCAACGTAATGGGATCTCTCAGGAGAACTTCGATAATCTATTGAAGATTCTTAAGGAATCCACTACAGTGGGTAAGAACAAGGAAATCACTATTGACAACCTTGATGCTATCCTCTCTAAGGATCCTGTCGCACTCGCTACTCTCAGACGTATGGGCGACTATGTTGCTCATGAGGTAATCCAGAAGAACACTTTGGGTGACACTTTCCTTTGGGAGGGTGCCCAAAAGAATCCGTTCATGCAGTTGCTCTTGCAGTTCAAGACGTTCGCTCTTAGATCCTACGATAAGAGACTTAAGAAAATCCTAGGTAGAATGGCTGAGGGCGATGCACTTGGACAAGCCTATAGTATCTTCTTGTCTACCGCATTGGGTACCTTGGGTGCACTGACTAACACCCTTATTGGCACTGCAGGTATGAATGAGGAACAACGAAAAGAGTACCTTAAGAAGACTCTAAAGTATGACCCTGAAGAAGGACTTACTTTAGACACTGCTCTGCAGGCTGGTGTTAATGGTGCTATGCGATCTAGCGTCACGGCATTCCCCTCTTTGATTCTCAACATTGCAGGTGTGAACACTGACGTTAAGACTACCACTGAAGGCTTCTCCACTCAGAAAGAACGGGATGAGCTATATGGGGGCTTTGACGTTGACAAGTGGCTTAGAGACTTGGCTCCTGCATACTCTACCATCAAGTCTTTCATGGACATTGCAGGGTACTCTGCTAATGTAGCTCGTATGACAGGTGATGAAAATTTCACCGATGAGCAACTAGAGAATCAAAAAGAGAAAGCTGTAAGAGCTATCCGTAATTCCACGAACATCCCATTCCTTAAGTGGGGTGCTTATAATGTACTATCGACTAACTAAAACAATGGCTTCTACTATTGCTAACTATCAGGGCAATGGGTCTACTACAGACTTCAATGTGCCCTTTGATTATCTAGCAAAGAAGTTTGTGAAGGTCACCGTAGACTCCCGAGAGAAACTTGGGGGTGACTACGGTGACACCACTAAAGACTACTTCTTTGTAGATAAGACTACCATTAGATTCAATAAGGCTCCCGCTAGTGGTACTGAAATTATTATTCGCAGATATACGTCTGCTACTGACCGTATTGTGTCCTTTAAGGACGCTTCGGTACTCAAGGCTAAAGACCTTGATGTGTCTACCATTCAGACTATTCATATTGCTGAAGAAGGCAGAGACATCATCAATGACGCACTCATTGTAGACAAGGAAGGCAATTGGGATGCTAAGGGCAAACGTATCATCAATGTTGGAGACCCCATTGATGACAACGATGCGATCACCCTTAAGTTCTACAAAGATGATGCTATGGGTGCCTACCAGGCTAAGCTAGATGCTGAGGCCGCTAGGGATGCCGCTAAGGTCTCTGAGAAGAACGCCAAGGCTTCTGAAGTTAATGCTAAGAAGTCTGAAGTAAACGCTAAGGCTTCTGCAGGTACTGCGGTATCTGCGGCTAAGCATGCTGACACCGTAATGACAGAGAATCAGGCAATCATTGAAGAGGCTCGACAGATTAAAACCAATGTCGAAACCTCTGAGAGGAATGTCTATGAGAATGCCGTAATCGCTACTCAAAAGGCTGAGGAAGCTAAGGTCTCTGAGAGGAATGCTAAGGAGTCTGAAGACAATGCTAAGAAGTCTGAGGTGAGCGCTTCTGATAGTGCCTCCTTGGCTAAGGATTGGGCTACTAAGACTACTGGTACTGTCGATGGTTCTGAGTATTCTGCAAAGCACTACGCTAATAAGGCTAAGGATAATGCTGATGCAAGTAATGCTACTCTTGCAGAAGTTAAGGCTGAAGGTGCCAAGCAAGTAAAAGCAATCACCGATACCGCAACCACTGAAATTAGTAAAATCACTAGTGAAGGGGGAAAGCAGGTCGGTCTTGTCACCAATGAAGGTACTAAGCAGGTTACTAGAGTTACGACTACAGGTAACCAACAGGTATCTGCAGTTACCACTGAGGGCACTAAACAGGTTAACCTAGCGAAGGCTCAGGTAGCCTTGGCTGTCCAAGAGGTCACTAAGGCTAAGGAGCAGGTTAGTCTTGCTACTCAACAGGCTACGCTAGCTACGACTAAGGCCAGCGAGGCTGAGGATAGTGCTACTAGTGCTTCACAGTCTGCTACTGCGGCTAGTGCTAGTGCTAAGGATGCTAGCGACTCTGCAGGTACGGCTACGACTCAGGCCACTAATGCGAGTAACAGTGCTAAGGAGGCTAAGCTCTCTGCGGACAATGCGGATCTCTCTAAGACTGCGGCGGGTACCTCTGAGGTTAATGCTAAGGCTTCTGAAGTTGAGGCTAAGAAGCAAGCTGATCTCGCTAAGGGTTATGCAAATCAGGCCTCTAGTGGTCAAGTGAATGCTGACTGGAATGAGACTGAGTCTACTTCGAAGGCATTCATCAAGAACAAGCCTATGCTCGGTGCCCTTGCATCTAAGGACAGCATTGCGTATAGTGAGATCACTGGTACTCCTCCTGAGCAAGATCTCAGTGGTCTTGCTACTAAGGATGAGCTTCAGACTGGTCTTGCCAGTAAGGCTAAAACTAAGCATACGCACACTACGGCTCAGATTACTGGACTTGACACCGCTCTGGCAGGTAAGTCGCCTACGGAACACACTCACACTATTGCCAATGTGACTGACCTTCAGACTACCTTGGATGCTAAGGCTAGTAGTGCAGATCTTAGTAGTCTTGAAGCGAAGGTCACTAAGGATATTCAGAGTGTAAACACTGCGTTGGCGGGTAAAGCTAACAGCTCTCATACGCATAAGGTGTCTCAGATTACGAACATGCCTAAAGTCGTCCTTAGTGTGAACGGTGTTACACCTGATGCCTCTGGTAAGGTCGTCATTCAGGCTGGTATTGAATTAGTGAGGTGGTAACGGTGTATATCGTGAAAGATAAGACGCTAGGCAACTGCGCTTTCGCGAACGGCTTTACTCGAAAATATTTTAAGACGGTTACCGTTAGCGACGAACGCGAGTGGGAAAACCCCGCGATTTCAGAAGTGGGAACGCTCGGGGGAAATACGTTCGCCTGTGCCGCTACTGGAGACAGAGGTAATAACGGAATAAATGTGGCGTTTGATAAAAACCAAGGTACATCATATTTTAACCGTTGCGGAAGTGGTGCAAATATAGACTATCTGACTATTACAATGTATAACCCTGTTGCAATTAGGGTTAGGTCGATAGAAATCATTCCGGCAACCTACAGCTTAAATAGCGGCGTCCTCCAATATTCCGACAACGGGAGTACGTGGACTGATGTTAAAAACGTTACAAAAGGGCAAAACGATGTTCCCGATGTTGGTTTGCACAAATATTGGAAGATCAGAGCTATAGAAGGCAACTACAGTGGGGGATATAGAAACGTGCAGGTCTCCGAAATCTACCTCCGAGGATTTGAGCCTTACACCTATCAAAAAGAGGTAGAGGCAACGGCGAAAGACTATGACCGTTATGAAAACCATTTAAACTTTTTGCGAGGTGAAATAAAATGAGCGTGAATAAAATTCATCTATTCCCGTCAGAGGAAAGCTACGTGACCAATAGTGGTAGCGTTGAGGCTGATGATTTGGCTTTGGTACCTCTGAATTTGAGTTTTAACGACTTGAGCGATAAACCGAAAGCCTATGTTACTGTAACGTGGAGGAGTGGGGCACAGTGGTACCGTAAATGGAGTGATGGTCGGCTAGAACAGGGTGGGAGACTTAAATTGGAAGTTTGGACTGGCGGTAATGATCCAAATAGAACTTTCACATTACCAACTGCCTTTTCTAAAGCCACTTACACTATTGTTGTTACAGGTGAGGGTGGATCCGGTTGGGCTGACCTTAAAACTGTTAGTCAGACAACTACCACCGTCACTGTTACAGGCACTGGGGCAAGTACGGATGACCGTGTATCTTATGTACATTTCTATTGTTCTGGGTATTAAAGGTGTGAAGAAATGGATTTTTCTATAGGAAAAGTTTTCGAGGGCGAATACCCTCCTGAAGCCGCCGTATGGTGTAACACCAGAGGCGACTGTAGTATTCAACAGGTTGACGGTAGGTATCAAATTATCCAGAATCCTGAACCTGATGATTCGATGGTAGCTAAGGCAGTCAGAGATAAGAGAGACAATCTAATTGGTGAGACTGACTACTATCTCATGCCTGACTATCCATCGAATCCTCAGAATCTTGAAGAACTCAAGGTCTACAGGCAGGCTCTTAGAGACCTCCCTAAACAGGAAGGTTTTCCTAGGGATGTTCGTTGGCCTGATGTGCCTAAGTTCTTCTGTAAGGACTCTGAATCGGAACCCTTGTGTGATGGACTCTGATATTCCAGATATTGAAGGCTTTGAAGACTCAGTAGCTGATAAAGACATTTCTATTGATGCTATGGCCTCCTACGAGGTCACCTTTAGTGGCTCCGTAGGAGGCTTCGGCCAGACTGATCATGTGGTCTCCCTTAAGGGACTCTGTGGGGACGATCAGTATGTTTTCCTTAAGTCTGTTAATGTTATTTTCGGGATAGCTAATGAGGGAAATGGTGTTATGGCTTGTCTTGTTCCGGATGATACGGGAAAGATTAAGAGCAATGCGCTGAAGTTTAGAACCATCAATATGGATGAGTCGTCTGCTACTAAGACAAGAACCTTTAAGGTGTACATTAATATAACTGCCGAGATCTCCAATACTAATTTTGGTCTTGGCCAACTGTTCTCTACCACTAAGTAATTATGAATATTCAAGTTTATTGGGATGGTAATGTAGGTGCCTGTGAGTATGAAGCTAGAAAGGGTTTCTATACGACAAAGCCTGTGATCCCTACGGTTACCTTCGACACCCTTGTGTACAGCGAGGATGACAATGTTGCAACTAAGCTGATGGGTAATACTCCGTCACAGCTTACTTCTAAGGAGATTGTTGCAGTTAAGAAGTTCGCTAATGCCAATTCTTCGGAGGTGCCCTCTGCTGACACTGTTACTGTCGACAAGCATAATAACGACCCTGAGGCTCACCAAGACATCAGAGTAAGCCTTAGCACTCTCAATGAGTATGCTCATCAGGTTGCATCCGTATGGTCTACTGAGGTTGATCTCGTAGACCTCAACAAGGCGTCCTTTGATCTCCCTTGGGAGTACATTGTTCAGGACATTAACAACTGTTCTGATAGTGCCAACAGTTTTAATTGGGTGTCCCCTGCCAATGAGACTTATGACGTCACCGTTAGTGTTGGTTTCTCTGGGCTTCCTGAGGGTACCAATGCTACTCTTACGCTAAAAAAGAATGGCACTGAGGTTATTGCTACGCAAGCCTTTACCAACGTGGGTAATGTCATCACCCTTAATAAGAACGATGTTGTTCTTGCAGAGCGAGACAAGATGTCTTGCACCATTACCTTTGGTAGTATCCCTGCCTCTGGTATTATTACGCCTGCTAGATCCTATCTCAGAGTAGATAATCATGGCTCTGTTATTGCTAAGAGATCTGCAGATTTTATGTTTAACACTATTGCCAATATGGTCTCCTATGAAGGAATTGAGGCTAGACTACATAGTAAGCCCGCCATTGTAGTCGACACTTGGAAGAATAAGTAAGAGGATTAAATGGAACTGGAAGTAATTAAGAAAGATGGTACCCACGAAGGCTGGGACTGGGATAAGATTGAAGTAGCTATTCATAAGGCCGCCCAGAGGGCTAACGCTACGTACTCTGAGGATGACATGGGTAAGATTAGGGGCTACATCGAGAGCATTGTCTACAGCAACTATGACGAGGTTCCTACTGAAAAGATTCACTCTATTGTCATTGAAGCTCTTTGTAAGTATGTGCCGAAGATCGGAGAATCTTATAAGGAGTTCAGAGACTACAAGAACACGTATGCTAAGGCTTTCGAAGCTGTTAAGAATGAGGCAGACACTGTCCTCCTTTTGGGAGACAAGGAAAACGCCAACTTCGATAGTTCCCTTGTGTCTACAAAAGGCTCCCTCATTAAGGGCTATCTGACTAAGCAACTGTATAAGCAATTCTATCTCACTAAGGAAGAGAAAGAGGCTACTAAGGTCGGTAAGTATTACATCCATGACCTTCGAGACATGATCTTTGGATCAATCAACTGTTGTCTCTTTGACATGGCTACTGTTCTGAAGGGTGGCTTTAGTATGTCCAATGTTACCTATACGGAGCCTACGAGTGTCCTTAGTGCCCTTCAGGTGATCGGTGACATCACCCTTGTAGCTACTGCACAGCAGTTCGGTGGGTTCACTATCCCTCAGATTGACAAGACGCTCCTCCCGTATGCTAAGAAAACGTATGACCATGCGTTTAAGAAATACTTTGACCAGTGCAATATGGAGTTCGATGAAGCATGTGCGATGGCTATGCAGGAGCTAAAGCGTGAGCTTGGGCAGGGCTTCCAGTCTCTTGAACTGAAGCTCAATACTGTTCCGTGTTCTCGTGGTGACTTTGCATTCACTACGCTTACGTTTGGTGAGTGGAGCAATGATCTCCCTGAGTATGACAAGGAGTGTCTTGAGGTGATTTGTGAGACTATCCTTGAGACCCGTATGAAGGGCCATGGGGGTAAACAGGTTGTATTTCCTAAGCTCGTGTACCTCTACGATTGGGAACAACACGGCAGTGGCGAGCATGTTGATGTGTTTGAGAAAGCTGTTGAATGCTCCAGCAAGTGCATGTACCCTGATTTTCTAGCTATTAACGCTCCTAACGGTACTGTGTCTGAAACCTACAGGGCGTCTAATAAGCAGTGTGTTATCCATCCGATGGGATGCAGGGCGTATCTCACTCCTTGGAAGGATCCTGAGACTAACGAGTATGTGTCTGTTGGTAGATGCAACATTGGTGCCGTGTCTCTCAACCTTCCGTTGATCTATAAGGCATCTAAGGGTAACTTCTGGGAAGAGCTTATGGTGAACCTTGAACAGATTCGAGGATTCCTTAAGCGTCGCTATGATATGATTAAGCATGCTAAGGCCAGTACGAATCCTATGGCATTCTGTCAGGGAGGTTTCTATAAGGGCTTCCTTAAGCCTGAAGATGAGGTAGGTGAGCTTACTAAGTACATGACTGCATCTTTTGGTATCTCTGCCTTGAATGAGTTTGCTATTCTCTTTACTGGTGGTAAGGATCTTCAGACCCCTGAGGGACAGAAGGCGGCTAAGGATGTCGTTAAGTTCATCTATGCTGCAGTGCAGAAGTTTAAGAAGGAAGACGGATATCTCTATGCACTCTATGGTACTCCTGCAGAGTCCCTTTGTGGTACTCAGATGACTCAGTACCATGAGTATTGTGCAAAGAATAACCTTAAGGATGAATTTGAAGGTAGAGCCTACTTCACCAATTCCTTCCATATCCACGTGTCTGCTGACATTACCCCTTTTGAAAAGCAGGATCTTGAGTTTGAGCTCTTCCATCTTATCGAGGGTGGACACATCCAGTATGTCCGCATTGACAACCCAGAGAATAAGTTGGCTCTCACGAGCACGATCCTTCGAGGTATGGCTCATGGGTTCTATCAGGGTGTGAACTTTGATGCGGCTTACTGTGAGGATTGTCACCAGCATAGCTTTAATGTGGGTAATACGTGCCCTTATTGTGGCTCTAGTAACCTGTCTGTCATTTCCCGTGTCTGTGGTTATTTGGGATACTCTAACATCAATGGTAACTCCCGCATGAACGATGCAAAGATGGCTGAGATTAACGAACGAAAGAGTATGTAAAAGAGGATAAAGAATAAAATGAAGAATACTATGGAATCTAAATCCAAAGAGCTTATCGGAAATCTCCAGAAGGAACTTTCGAACTGGTTTATGAAGACACACTGTAGAGATGACCAAAGGAAGGGCTCCCAGTTATCCAAGGATTACGAAAGCCTGTATAGCAAGTGTATTGCTGAAGAGTTCAAGGAATTTCTTAAGGAGCGCAGAGGTACCCCTAACGAAATGAAGGAGCTGTGCGATCTTATCTGGGTGTGTGTGCAGTACGCCAATGCTTGTGGATACGACCTTGAAGCAGGCATGCGTGAACTGCTTAAGGAGTATTCCAGTAAGTTCTATGACAGTGATGGTAACTACAATCCTCAGTTCAGAGAAGACGGTAAACTCCTGAAGGGTACTGGGTTCAAGAAAGCTAACTTTGAACAGTTCTTTGAGGAATGAGTACCCTTGATGAGGAATCTGGTAACCTAGCAGAGAACATGGCACAGGTAGCTCCTTCATTGGCAGTATCCAGTGCTGTGATTCTCGGGTTACCTCTTAGCGATTGGGTGTACGTCATCACAATTATCTATACTTTTGTAGGTATCTGCACAATGATTAAAAAGTATTGGGTAGAACCTTGGTTAGAAAAGAGAAGAAAGGAAAAGAACAATGGACTATAAAGGACTTGAGAGCCTCCTAGGTAACATCCATGAGGAGATGCTTCAGAACATGCTTAATGACCTCAGGAACCCCGATAAGAGGTCTCCACAGCTCTATAATGCAATCATTAAGGAACTTGAACGTAATGGCATTGACTGTGTCCCTAAGGCTGGGGAGGGTGAGGAGAATGCACTTAGTAAGCTACTGAAGGCTACTAAGGAGAACTTCGAGAATTCCTATAGGGGAGACATGAGTGTTAACTGAGAAAGAGGCTAAAGCCCTACTCCCCTACTATGAGAACTTCCCACTATTTACCTCTTTGGTTTGGAAATCTATCGGGTTGCCCTCTCCTACCACGTTGCAGGTAGACATTGCAAAGCTACTCCAGAACCCCCCTAGTGACCGCATGATCCTAATGGGTTTCCGTGGTGTGGCTAAATCCTTTATTACGTGTGCATACGTTGTCTGGAGTCTCTGGAGGGATCCACAGACTAAGATTATGGTAGTGTCTGCCAACAAAGAACGAGCAGACGCTAATGCTACGTTTATTAAGAAGATCATCAATGAATTGCCTTTTCTGAGCCACCTAAAGGCTAGAGAAGGCCAAAGAGATACTCAGAACCTTTTTGATGTTGGCCCTGCCATGCCCGATCATTCACCTTCAGTTAAGTCTGTTGGTATTAAGGGCCAGCTAACAGGTTCCCGTGCAGACATCATTGTCGCAGACGACGTTGAGGTGCCAAGTAACTCCTTCACTCAGGTTCTTAGAGATCAGTTGTTTGAGCTCGTCAAAGAGTTCGACGCTGTCCTAAAGCCTGGTGAAGGTAAAAAGATCATCTATCTGGGGACCCCTCAGAATGAGATGAGCCTCTATAACGAGCTACAGGAACGCGGATACACGGCTGTAATCTATCCCGCTAGGTACCCCTATGATGATTCTCATAGAGCCTCCTATGGCGATAGACTGGCCTCTATCATTGCTGACAAGTACGACAAGGATCCTAAGCGTTGGGCAGGTAAGCCTACAGACCCCCTTAGGTTCTCTGAAGAAGATCTACAGAAGCGTGAACTATCTTATCGTAAGGCAGGCTTCGCTCTGCAGTTCATGCTTGATACGACCCTCTCAGACGCCGATAAATACCCTCTACGGCTTCGTGACCTCATCGTAGGTATGTTCCCCTTAGACGAGGCCCCAATGAAGCTCACGTGGCTCCCTGAGCCTTCTAAGAGGATTCCAGTTGATGAGTGTCCTCCAATGGGCCTTAAGGGAGATTCTTACTTCTACTACCATGCCTCATCCAATGAAGTAGTCCCGTATGCACATAAGATCCTATGTGTTGACCCTTCAGGTAGAGGTAAAGACGAAACAGGTTATGCTGTTCTCTACTACCTAAATGGATATATCTACGTCATGGAAGTAGGAGGTCTATTGGGAGGCTACTCTGATGTAGTCCTCAATAAGCTAGCTAAGGTAGCTAAGAAGTACAAAGTCAATGAAGTGGTCATTGAAGGAAACTTCGGTGATGGCATGTACATCAAACTCTTTGAACCTGTACTAAAGAAAACCTATAGTAACTGTGAGGTTACTGAAGTCAAATCCACAGGACAAAAAGAACTGCGTATCATCGATACTCTTGAACCTGTAATCTCAAACCATAAAATGTGTGTCACCCCTGAGTGTATCAGGAATGACTACTCTACCGTACCTGAATCTGACTACAAATATGCTTGTTTCTATCAGCTCACTCGTATCACTGTTGATAGGGGTGCCCTTATTCATGATGACCGTCTGGATGCTCTGGCAATCGGAGTTAAATACCTTGTGGACTTCATGGGCGTAGATGCTGATGAAGGTATTAACGAACTAACCGAAGAATGGCTAGAGGAGTCTATGGAATCCTTGTATGGATTCTATACGTCCAATATCGGAGGTGTGATGGTAACTGAAGATAAACACAGCCCTAAAGGTACCTCTAAGGGTGTAGACAGATATAAGGATAAAGGATATACATTCAAGAGGTGATAGCTGAAATATTCTTTATTAGTATTGAACACTTGTTCAGTAAATAATAAAGACAATGTAATAGAGAAAACAGGGCATTTCAGAATAAAATCCATACTCCTAGGGGGGGCTAGGAAAGACATATATAGATATATATATAGGTCTTTTCTAGCTCCCCTTTTTTGTTAGAAATGAAAGTATCAGAAGTAAAAGGTATCAGTGATGATGGAGTCTTAAAAAAATCCTTAGGGTACCTATAGACCCTTATGGGAATCCTTAGGGTACCTATAG